GTTCGGGAATCGGTGTAATAGAAGACGTACATGCTGATTCGAGACACGATCAGAGGCTTCACTCAAATCGAGTGTAGCCAGGGATCCATCGATGGAACCCTTTCTGGCAAGATCCTGGTTAGGGATCTGGGATTGCCAGCTGATGAACCGTTTTGCGATTGTCGATCGCGCGACGGCTCCCTCAATCTCGCGGAGGAGACCCTGCTGCATGTACATCATTGCAGTAGGTTCCTGAGCGATAATGCGGGGTGTCTTGAGCGTCTTGGGGACACAGACGACCTTTACGGGCGTCTCGTCCCCGGGTGCGAGGAATTGCACACCGGACAAGGATTCATGGTACCGATGGTTGGGTAGAAGATAATCTCCAATGGAGAATACCTCATCCAACCGTACGGTCCAAGCGCGCTGATTCCACTTGGCGTTTCCGTCAAGTCGATCCGCAGTTTTTCCAGGTCCGTGGGTGGGAAGGATTTGTCCCAAGTCGACCTTCCGGTCGACATCGGCCAAAACTTCACCCCAAAGAATGCAAGCAAGTTCAGCAAAACGACGGAGATCAATGTCGCTAGCTGTTCTGTTTGCGTCACGCAGTTCCTCCTCTGTCTGGATGTATCCTAGTAGTGCGGCTTCCTCCCTACCTTTGGTAGTAGGAAGTAACATCTTCGAGCAGGCCAGAGTAATCTGGCGCAACTCGGCGATGGCGTCGATGCTAGGATTATCCAGCAACCGCCCATCAGAGCGGTCGAACACCAACTCCAAGAAACCTCCTAGGAATAGGGGGAGACTTGCCCTTCGCCGAAATCCAGCGAAGAGGTCGGGAGTCACATGTCCTTGGTCAATCGCCCTTTCGAGGTCCTTGCCAAAGGCAGGTAGGGTTATTCCTAAGAAGGATAACCCCTCGTGTTCGATACGCGCCGAGATCGTTTTCCAATCTCGGCTGGTGCTAGTGCAACATCTCTCACCCGATTCTTCGAGTGAGACCTGCAGGAACGAGATCAGGCTTTTCACTTGGCCCACTACTTTCTAAGAGAGTGGTGGCAAGTCCTCAGTCTGATAGCGCGCTGACAACCCCCGGACACGTATGTCCGGGGGCCTCTGGGCCCTTTCGGGTCAGCTCTCCCCTCCAAGAAGCTTGGAGATAAGGAGACCCGAAGTCGCATTGAGAGACGCAACACAACCGTCGACCATGAACTTCTGGTCAGCGATAGTGAACCCGACAAGAGGCACGTCTACTCCAAAGGTGAAACCCATGGAGTAGGGTGCGTTCTGAGTCGGGACAAGCGGATCAACAGCGATCTTCGAGAACCGGAAACGCAGAGTCCGTCGAGCCCTCTTTCCCAAGAGGTGCTGACTGGACAGAAGGAGCGTCCCATCCGCAGTAGAATACTGCGATGCGTTCACTCCTGCCGACACCCTGTTAAGGGTGTACGGCACTGCGTTAATGGTTACGTTTGGCAGAGGATCAGCGAACATCAGACATCATTCCTTGCAGTTCGGAGTGATGTAGCGAGTGCTACACCACCTAGTGCCACGCCCTCTGAGTTAGAGGACGCCCGGCGCATGGGTGAATCCCAGTGCACCGAGGATCGCCCACTGTCTGGCGGAGTAACTGCCAGGCACGGACGAGAATCCAAACGGGGATGCCTTCACACGCTCTTTCCTCTGTGAGCGAAAGATCGTGACGAAGGGTTCAGCGGACTTTCCCTTGAGGGAAGGTCCGGTGATCTGTACGGTCCGGTCAACCGTGATGGTTGACATAAGGTATCCGTACTTCATCACAAGCCCGTCATCACTGAGATACGTTGCATTCGAGATGTTAGTCCCGATGTTCGCATTCCAGTCAGCGAGCCAGCTCCATGGTGCCAGATTCCAGAGGGTCTCCGCCGTTAGGCGAGACCCCACGAGCAGGTTAAGTTCCTGCTCCCACCTACTAAGATTCTTCAGAGTGCCTTGTGCACTCTTGAAGTAGTAGGTGTACGCTCCACTGAACCACGTCTTACGAGTCGTGGTCAGCCAGGAGGTCTGGTTTCCGGATCGACTCCCGTTGAAGAAGTAGTTCTCGTAGCCCGCCGGGTACATGCACATACTTACAGTGCCTGTAACTGTCGGTTCATCTACGGTACTACTCTCCACGGGAAAGGAGAACTTCCGGTGTAGTAACTTACCGGAATCCTGTTCAGCCTGCGCAATTCGCTTCTTTGCAGAGGCGATTGCTAGACTGAGACCTGTGAGATCTCGAACAAAGGGCTTAGCCCCAAATTCGAAGGCGAGCTCTTCTTCCGCCGCTACACGCGCCGCATCCTTAGACGTCTTGATGACGCCTGGGAGGGTGTAGTCTCTTGTCGTTGAAAGCCTAAGCTTTCCCGGTACAAGAGGTACTCGAGCGTAGCGATGGGTAGACAGAGCTTTAAACATGCTAAGAGAAGACAGACCAGCTTTTGGAAAGCCTTCTCTTTGCAGTTCTGCCAATCCCACAGACAGGTTGACCAGCGGGTGTGTTGGGATGGTCGCTCTAACAGCGGCCGGCCCGTAGAAGCCTGTGTTAACAGGCGACACACTCGCATAGGGGAAAGGGACGGATGTTGGATCGCACATAAGCGGTCCAGCATATCGGATTGGATGCCCTGCAAGGGTGACCGTGAGGTCAACCTGCTTGGGAGTGATGCACTCTTTGTTAAGAGTCCAAAACTCGTGTCCAGTATCCATGCCACTCTGAGGTGCTCTTTGTAGATCATCCTTGAGGAGTTTAAAGCGCTCCGCATAGGTGTCTGCATTGAGCAGAGCTTCAGTAGCATCGTCCACCACTTCCCCGTCAGCCATACGTCCAGTTCGGTAACTGAACGTCTCCTGTGTCGGCAATGTCGCCCCTGAAAGCAGTGTGGTTCCCGTCTTAACGGGGTCCTGCTGCACGCCATCAATCCAAGTTTTCCCTCGCGGGAGCTTTGGATGAGTGCGTTTCAGGGTCGAGTAGCCCATGGAACTTCCATCTGGAGTAGTTGTTCCAGATTGGGAGGATTCCCAACCTGCAGTGGACATGACTTCCGTCATGTCAGCGCTAGCGCCGGGAGGGCCCCTAGG